AGTGAACAAGTTAATCATCCACAACATTACGGAGGTGAAGATAATCAATACGAAGCAATCAAAGTTATTGAAGCGTGGGATTTAGATTTCCATCTTGGTAATACAGTAAAATACATATCAAGAGCTGGTAAGAAAGAAGTGAATAAAGAACTTCAAGACCTCAAGAAAGCTTTATGGTATTTACAAAGAAAAATAGAAAATTTGGAACATGCGAGTAAGGTTGAGATATAATTCAAAACATAGGGAGGGTCAAAAACCTTGGAAATTAACTATAGATGATTCAACTTTATTAGTTGACAATGTCAAGATTAATTGTCCAAGTTATGGAGTTCATGAAGACATTCCGACTTTAGGTTTTAAATATCAAATTGCTTGCGATGCTCAAAGAATAACCATAGAAAATGGAATGGTAATAATTGAATAATGGTTTATTTTATCTATGCTTGGGCTAATGACGGTGTAATAATATCCTCAGAAGATAAAAGACTTTATCTTTATGTTAAAGATATTAAAATAAATGTACCAATTGAAACAACTTTTACTGAAACAATAGTGAATGATACAAGAGTTACAAGCGGCTCAATGAAATTTGAAACTAATAACGACATTGTTATTAAAGAAAAAATTGCTTATATTAATTAAAAAATAAAAACTATGCAAACAGAAACATTAATTTTAATCGGGTCAATCTCAGTTTTTGCCATTGCGCTTATCATAGGCGCGTTACAAGTGAGAAGTATGAACAAAAAAGCGTTAAAAAGAATTGAGGAAATAAAAAATATGTCCTTTGAATCAAAAAAATCAATTCACGAACAACTTGAAGAGACTTTAGCAGAAAGAAAAAGAATTATAGAAGGGTTAGAAAACAAATAAGATGATAGAAACAGGAAGAATTATTAACGGTGATTGTATTGATGAAATGAATAAATTGCCGGAGTCATCTGTTGACTTGATTGTGACATCACCACCATATAATGTGGGGATTGATTATGATAGTCATGATGATAGAATGTCAATGGAAGAGTATTGGCAGTTCACAAAGGAGTGGTTGAGTGCAGCGTTTCATACCTTAAAGGATGATGGAAGGATTGCTGTAAACATTCCTTATGAAGTAAACGTACAAGACAGAGGTGGACGAGTATTGTTCATGTCAGAGTTTTGGAGTATTATGAAAGAGGTTGGATTCAAATTCTTTGGGTTGGTTGACTTAGACGAACAATCACCACATAGAAGTAAAACCACGGCTTGGGGTTCATGGATGTCACCATCGGCACCTTATATCTATAACCCAAAAGAATGTGTTATCCTCGGATATAAGAAAAACCACATCAAGAAAGTTAAAGGTGAACCACAATGGAAGGGTGATATTATTGACCTTGAACAAGAAGATGGTACAACTAAAAAGAAAACTGTTTATCAGGAAGATGATAAAAAAGAGTTTATGGATTTGGTTTACGGTCAGTGGTCCTATTTCGCAGATACAAAACAAATGACAAAGGCAACTTTCTCAATGGATATTCCTTTGAAAGCAATTAAGATTCTAACCTACAGAAATGATGTAGTTCTTGACCCATTCACAGGTTCTGGTACAAGTGTATGTGCAGCTGAAATCAGTGGTAGACGATGGATTGGAATCGAATTAAGTGAAAACTATACCAAAGTTGCAAAGGAAAGGGTTCAACATTTTATAGACCGAAATAAACAAATAGAATTAGATTTCAAATAAAAGGGTTTTAAAACCCTTTTTTTGTTTTATGGATATTTATATAAAAGAAAAATAAAATTATGAAAGAAGAATTAACACTCAAATTAGTTCAAATCCAATTACAATTCAAATTTTTACATTGGCAAACATTTGGAGATGCTAAACACAGAGCATACGGTGGTATATATGATTCATTAGGTGAAAACATAGATAAATTTGTCGAATCAATGATGGGTAAATACGGTAGACCTGAATTTGATTCTGAGTTTTCATTAATGTTCCAAGATATTAGTGTTTTAAGTGTTCAAAATTTTATGGATGGTATCACAGAGTTTTTGGTGGGAATGACCGACCAATTAGATTCAAGATACGATACAGATTTGTTGAACATAAGAGATGAAATGTTGGGTGATATAAACCAATTAAAATACTTATTAACATTAAAATTCTAATATGAAAAAAATAATCAAATTAACAGAGGCTGATTTAACTAAAATAGTTAAACGTGTAATAAAAGAACAAAATCAATTGAATGGTGAGGAGGTATATGAAATCCAAACTGCTCTTAATGACTATTTCAAAATGAAAAAAGTTATGCAGAACGGTAAGATTTATCAAGTACCTGTAGATTCTCAATGGGGACCTGCAACAATCACTGCACTTAAAAAATTCCAATCTTTAGAAGGTCTTGACCCAGATGGAAGACCTGGTCCTAAAACTTATGATGCGTTTCACAAGTTGGGATTGGCGCAAGATTTAATGGATAAATTAATCAATTGGATTAGTAACTTGTTTTAATTAATGAGGAAAATAATCAAAGAGACAGGAATTAGAAACATTTCAGCCTTAAGAAAAAGATATCCTAAGGCTGAAATTTATTTTCACCAAGATTTGGATGGTGTAACAACTGCTATTGCAATGAAAAGATACCTTGAAGATAACGGTATTGATGTGGTAGGTTGTCACGTAATTCAATATGGTGATAAAGAATTCGCTGTTAAAAAGAACGATGCAACTGGTGATACAATGCCAGTTCTTGTTGACTTTGCTCACGGTAAACCAATGTTTGTGATTCATACTGACCACCACGATAGACAAGTTGGTGTTGAAAAAGGTACATCAAAACAATTCAGAGGTGCTCGTTCAAATGTTGAAACAATATCTCAAGTAGTTTCACCAAAAGATTTATTTCCATCTTCAGATATATTATTAATCAACACTGTTGACTCAGCCGATTTTGCAAAACATGACATCACTCCTGAAGAAGTTGTTAACTATCTTTTCAGAGTTGATAAAGACAAAACATTACAAAAGAACAAAATGTTATTAGGGTTTGTAATTAACAAACTACTTTTGGCATTTAAAAACAAACCAGGATTTCTTGAACAATTGGTTATGGATTCTGACCCATCTTTGATGTCAATACTGACTAACATCAAATCATGGATGAAAAGAACAAACGCGGCAAAACCTGAAGAATTACAAAAGAACGCTGAGGACTATAAACAGTCCATGAAAGATTTCCCAACGGTTAGTGATAACATCATCTTTCAATATGGTGGAGGTAGTATGTTCAAACCAGGTTCATATGATAGATACACCCCGTTCAGAAATAATCCTGAAGCCGATTTCTTAATCATGGCTTGGCCAATGGGATTGGTTCAAGCATCTTGTAATCCATTCAAAAAAGACAGAGAACTTAAAGGTGTTAACTTGGGTGAAATAGCTCAAGAGGTTTTGGGTAAATGGGAAGACCAATTAAAACAAAGAACAATTCCTTTATCTACTATCAAGTGGGTTAGTGAAACTGCCGTTGGTCCTGAAAGTATTGGATTCACATTCAAAGACTTTGACGCATTATATGGTGAGAAGTTTATGTTCATGGATGGTGGAGAAAGAATCCTTAACCACATCAAAGATATGATGGATACACCATTCAAAGATTTATCTGAAGAACATAAAGAAATGTTAGATAAGATTGGAATCAATGCTTGGGATTTAATTCAATCGAATTCAGGTGGACACAAATGTATTACCAATATCTCAGGATTAAATTATTTGGGTAGAAGTAAAAGACCACCTCAAGGTCAATATAGATATGATTCTGAAAAGGATGATTCTCCTTCGGTTAAGTTTACAAAAATGATTGCTCACGAGTTTCAAAAGAAACTAAAAGAAAAGATTGAAGAATCAAAGTAAATATTCAACGGTATCACCAGGTTCAATACCCAATCTTTCACAGGTATTACCTTCAACTTCCAATACAATATTTCCGTTACCACAGTAACTACCACACATATCACCTTCACATGGTGGACAGTTGTGATGTATATTAACAATTACATTATTTTTGATTATGATAATGTCTAATGGGATAATACAGTTCTTCATCCAAAAACATTGTTTATCACCACCCATCAAAAATAGTAGTCCATTGAAAGTTTCATCAAACTTTTTACCCATCATACCAATATATTTTGACTTTTCATCAATTAATGTTTTGACTTTGAAAATATTTTGATTAATCTTACCTCTCATAACTATAAATACTATGAACTATAAAAGATACGTCGGAGTCGTGATTAAACATGACGGTAGATTCTTAATCTGTAAAAGAAATCCTGAGGGGATGGTACCAGGAATGTGGTCAATACCTGCAGGAAAAATTGAAGATGGGGAAGATGTGAAAACCGCAGCTCAAAGAGAATTCTTTGAAGAAACGGCAATCAACATTAACGACCAAGAATTAAAGTTCCTTGGAATGATTCCAAGATATAGTAGAGATGGTAAGAGAATGAAGGGGTTGATGTATGTTTATATGGTTGAAGCCGACAGGGCAATAAAT